AACACTTGTTTTAAAAGATTTTTGTTGATTTTTTATTTTATCAAGCGGATTATTTTCTATATTTTCTATATCTTGCTTTAACTTTAGTCTTTGTATTTTAATAACATCAGTTTCTGCTTTATAAGAAAATTGAGCACTTATTATTATATCGCTATATTGATCCTGAGTAATTTGGTTTGTATTAAAATCGTTTTGGGCTTTTTGAATAGTATTATCTTTATTAATACCGGCCTGTTGTTCTTTTTGATTTAAATCATTTATTTGTTGATCTATACCAGCAGTTTTTGTTTGATTTCCTACAATTAAAGTTTCCTTATTTTGATCTTTTGTTTGTGAACCAAAAGTTTTAATAGCTGTAGATGCCGATATTGTTTTTAAAATATCAGGAGATACTACAGGTGCTATGTTAGTTGTATTAGACATTATGATGTAAATACTTTTTGTGAAGGAATTTTTTCTAATAAATCACATACTCTCTTCATATCTTCTAATAATTCTCTACCAGCAGTATTTAATCCTACTATAGGGGCACCTTCAGGAGCACTTATTACACTGCCTAAAGTTAAGGCTAATCTAACTAGAGTTTCTTGTAAATGTTCAAATAATTTTATAGTTTCATATCCTAATAATACAGGTTGAGGTACAGCCGTATTGCTATATGGTCCTAAAAATACAGTGTTAGAATTTAAATGAACACGTTCATCTGCATTTAGATTAATAATGTTTTTAGTATTTATTTCTATATTTGTTTTAGCAAATATCATTACTTCATCCTTTTTAGAATTTATAACTACTCTATCACTATTAATAATAGCTTGAGCGTTAAAGTAATCGGGTAC